AATTTAAAAACTGGTATAATAAACCAAGATATTATACAAATATTTATGAATGATATTGGACCATTTGATATTTATTTTTATGTATTTGAAAAGAATAATATAAAAATATTATGGGAAAAAGAAGTATTTCCTATTAAAAATATATTTTCCCTTAAAGAAAATTAATTATTATAATATGAAAATCAATATACCATCAAAACCAATAGATATATTATATCAAGGATATGGGGAAAGTTGGTCTATTCCACAAAAAAAAGGTGACTATAATTATAATAAAATAATAGAAACATTTGATAATAATTTAAATTGTAATTATATCTATTATTTTATAATATTTATATTGTTTATATTACTAATAAAAAAATTAAAGATATTTTTTACTTAATTCATAACCTAAGAAAACACCTCCGTGTAAAGGTAATGCTCTCATAATAGCCAAATTAAATCCATTATAAAAATTTAAAAATCCTTTTTTATAATTATTATTAATATTATTATCTTTCCAAATATTAATAATAAGATCTTTTATATTTGTATCTATTTTATGTGATTGATATTTTGTTTTAATTAAATCAGATGGATATATAAATAACCACGCTGATAATCCACTTAGAGAACCATATATAAAATTATTAAATAGATTTTTACTATTATTATAGTTATTATTTAGATAATTATAAGTAGTAAAATATATTCCAAAACCAGGTGTTTCTCTAAAAATTGTTGGAATAAATCCTTTATAAAGTGTTTTACACATTTGTAAATTTATTTTACTGTTTTCATTATTTTGAAAATGAATTTTCAATCTATCGATAGGTGTGACAATTATTGTTGATGCAAAACCACCAATTATACCTGACCAAAAATTATTTAATCCATATGATTTTGCTTTATCGTAAAAACCAAACACAATAGATTTCTCTAACATAATACCAATTAATGGTGGCGTTAAACCATTATATAATTTACCTGCTTTTATAGCACCTGTAATAGTAATAAATGTCTTTGACTGTATTCTTGTTTTAATTGTATCAACAGGGTGTGATATTAGGGTTCCAACAAATCCACCAATTAAACCATATACAAAATCGTTATTCATTATATTTTTACTAATATAATAAGAAATAATTAATTATAAAATCAATTTTTATAAAAACATTGCTGTGTTTAATAGATATAAAATATAAAATATAATATATAATGTTTAATTTTATATCTATTGGTTATGATTGCTCACCAGCTGCTGCACTAAGAGTATTAAATTACAGAAATTTTGCTCTACCTTTTGATTGGATTAACACTAATATTAAAGGTTTAAATCAATGCTTTGAAGAGGATTTTTCTAGATTTCATACTAACTTGAAATATAATCATGATAATTCACGTCTTGTTGATGATTATGGTTTTGAATATCCACATGATTATCCATTAGAGAAAATAACTGATATAAGTAATGTAGGAGAAGGTGTATATGGTGAAATTAAAGGAACTCCTATAATTGATAATTGGAGAGACTATTATGAAATTGTTAAAGAAAAATACAATAGAAGAATTGAAAGATTTAAAAATATTATGAATGATACTAAACCAATTATAGTATTATGTAGATATAATATAGCTGATTTAAATAATTTATATAAACTTTTAATTAATTATAATAATAATAAACATGATATATATATTATTAATTCATCTCAAATAACCTCATATAATGGAACTAATATTATAAGTATTAATACTGAAATAAATAACATATGGAATGAAGGAGCTGTATGGAAAAAATATATAGATTATATAATTGAACAAATAAAATTAAAATGTTAATTTTTATAAATTTATGATTTCTTATAAATAAATCGTTGATATACTATATGATTAAAATTTAATTTATCGCTTTTATAAATGGTTGAATATTTTGGCTTTATGAATTGATTAATCTGATAAGGAAAAATAATATCACCTGTTATATTATTATCGATAACTGTTAAATGTATAGTATCACAATAATCAAAAAATAACCTATATATTTCACTACCTCCAATTATAAAGATTTTCCTATTTTGATCCTTTTGTAATTTTTCAATAATAGAAATTATATTATCCATATTTGTAAAAATAATATTTGTATTATTTTTATAATCTAAATATTTACTCGTAATAACTATATTCATACGATTATTTAGATAACCATTAGGTAGGCTTTTATATGTTTTCCTACCCATAATAACAATATTATTAATTGTAGTATTTCTAAAATATTTTAGATCTTCAGGTATATGCCATGGTATTGTATTATTATTACCTATAATTCCATCTTTAGTACAACAAACAATTAATTCGCAATTCATTATAAAAATAGTAAATTTTATTTTTCTAAATAAAATAGTATATATCTCATCATTAAATAAAGTATAATACAACCTCCGTGAAGTAATATATTACATAAATTATTAGAATTTCCTATAAAAATAATACTACAGAACTTTTCAGGAATATTATTTTTATAAATAAATAACCCTATATAATATAAAAATAATATACCAATACTTGTAATAGTTATAAATATATAATGATATGTAGTAAAAGAATTTATTATACCATAGTGTATCAAAGGAATAAATAAAAGATATATATATAATGTAAATATCGAACTTCTATATTCTCTTTTATCTATATTATATAAATTATTATTATTAAACAAAGGATTAATCAGTATAAACATCACAAATAATAATATAATATAAACATATTTAATATATGTATATTTTTGTTCATAAAATAAACAATGAATAATTAAAGTTAATGATATAAATGATATTATTAGACTATTAGTATAGTATAATTTAATTAATATATAATATATTTCTTCATTAGTAGGACTATAAATATAATAATTTAATCGACAACAAAAAGCTATAAAACAACACAATGAATATACTAATAAAAATGTTTTATTTAATTTATTAAGATTATCAAAATAAAGTAATATAAATGATAATAAAAATTCTAATATAGTTATTAGTGATACCCAAATATTTAATGTATCATTATGAATTGAAAATATAGTATCTATAAAATTAATATTTGTATTAGGTTTTCTATAACCATTTTTTATATAAATATTATTTATATACCACATAGGTAATTGACCTAATGGTAATAGTTCATTTGTGTCGTTAATCATAAATTATATTATAATTAATTTCTTATATAATTTATAATGGATAATATAGTAATATGTCCTCATTGTTATGAATATGTTGAAATTCTTGAATTAAATTGTAAAATATTTAGACATGGAATCCTCAAATCTAATAGTATGCAAATGAATCCGCACGCATCAGAAGAAGAATGTAATTTTCTAATAGTAAATAATTTAATTTATGGATGTGGCAAACCATTCAGAATTGAAACTATAGATAATACTTATAAACCCTTTAAGTGTGATTATATTTAATTGTATTAAAGATAATCGTTATAAATTAGTTTAAAGTTTTATTACATTATAATAGTATTGATTAAGTTCCTGAATTATAAAAATAATTCTAGGAAAAAAGCAAATGTTAAAATAATCATAATTTATGGTTATATAATGTTTGCGATCGGACGATGTAGCTCAGTCGGTAGAGCACGTGACTGTTAATCACGCGGTCGCAGGTTCAAACCCTGCCATTGTCGGTTTTTCAGAGATTTTTATCAAAAATCTCACAAGCAATCGTGGCCGAGTGGTTTAAGGCGGAAGGCTTAAGATCTTCTAACGAAAGTTGCGTGGGTTCGAACCCCACCGATTGCATAAGTTTTTACGAGATTCTTATTAAAAATCTCACAGCAATTGTGGCCGAGCGGTTAAGGCGGAAGACTCAAGTTCTTCTAACGAAAGTTGCGTGGGTTCGATCCCCACCGATTGCAAAGCAATCATGGCCGAGTGGTTTAAGGCGGAAGGCTTAAGATCTTCTAACGAAAGTTGCGTGGGTTCGAACCCCACTGATTGCAAAAGAACAATTAGCTCAGTTGGCAGAGCACCAGTCTTATGAGCTGGCGGTCATGGGTTCGACCCCCATATTGTTCATCTAATATAAATATTTTTTATTTATCACAATTGTGATAACTAAAAAAACTGAAAATTATAGTCTAATATTATTATATCTATAAACTTTATAATGTACAGATTTAATTTTCGCAAACTTGATTATTTTTTTTTATTTAATTCATCATAATGTTTTCTACAAACAGGAATATAAGATTCAACACCTCCAACTAGGATCTTATTTTTAGATTCTACCTTACGAAAACTAAAACATCCTTCTGTTCCATCATTACATATATTGCATAATGAATTAATTTTTTTACATTTTTCAGCGTGAGGAATTAATTCTAGGATTTGTCCAATTGGATTCTTTTCAAAATCACCATCCAATCCCGTTATAATGATATCAATATTATAATTTTCAAGCCAATTAATAACAATTTTTTTAAGGTCATTGAAAAATTGCGCCTCATCAATAATAATCGTATCATAATTTGCAATATCAATATTCAAATCATTCAAACAGGATAGAACTATACAATCAACTGATTCAAAATTATGTGATGTTATTTTATTTGCATCATATCTATTATCAATATATGGTTTAATAACAATAATTCTTTTATTAATGATTTTAAGAAGTCTAATTCTTCTAATAATTTCTGTTGATTTACCTGAGAACATTGGACCAATAATTAATTCTAATTTACCTACCATTATTATTATTATATTACAATACAATGTAATAACATTAATAATCAATTTTTTTATTAAACTTAGATATTTTAGAAAAAAATAATATATAATCTAATAATAATGAAAGTATATTCACATTCTTTGAAAGGCAAACGAGAAGCGAATGAAGATCAACATATTAATATTTTAAATTTAAATGGTGAAAATACTAATTTGAATCCTGTTAATTTTCTTGCAGTATTTGATGGCCACGGAGGAAAGGCTGTTAGTAAATATTTGAAAGATAACTTGGCTCAATTCTTTGTTAATAAATTTAAAACAAATATATATCATAAACAAGAGCTTGCTAGTAAATATTTTTATTCTGTATATGATAAGATACAACAAAATATGAAAGAACAACACCCTAAAGCAGTCCAATATTGTGGTTCAACTGCTTGTGTATGTATTCAATGTATTGATGATAAGGGAAGAAATATTTTATGGGTATTAAATGTTGGGGATTCACGAGCTATTAAGTGTAATCGTTCTAATATAGCAGAACAATTAAGTCAAGATCATAAACCAAACACCCCTTCTGAGAAAAAAAGAATAGAAGATCTTGGTGGGAAAATAGAATTTGATGGTGCTGATTGGCGAGTAAAAGATCTATCTTTAAGTAGAGCATTTGGTGATCTAGAATGCACTCCTTATGTTACTCACTTGCCTCAAATATACAGATATAAAATTAGTTCATCTGACAAATTTATTGTACTTGGGTGTGATGGACTCTGGGATGTCTTATCAAATCAAGATGTAGTTGATTATATAACAGAATTACAATTAAATAAAAAATTTAATGGTAATTATGCAAAAGAATTGGCTGAACACGCTCTTTATAAAGGTTCGCTAGATAATGTTAGTGTTATTATTCTATTTTTATAATTATAAAACTTTAGAACAATCAAATAATTTATATAAATAAATAATACTATGATTTAATACATTATTGCCCTTATATAGTGGTTCTGACATTCCTCTTATTACACCTTCTTCCAAATCATCATATAAAGACCAGGTATTTCCTTCTTTAGCAAAGAATACATAATGACTAAGACTCATATAAGCAGCTGTGTAGTGAATTAAACCCTTTAATTCCATAACCTTGCCATCAACCAATATTTGGTCAGATACAATTATTGGATCTCCTGTTACTCGTTGATCTGCACCAGGAATAGGTTGTTTCCTTTGTATATTAATAATCGCATATTGCTGTTTATTTCTTAATTTATAATGTCTTAAGGATCCTGTTTCTTCATTATTAATCAGTAGCTCTATTGTACTTATTTTGGCTAGACCTTGGTTTAATACCATCATTGGTAATGGGTAGTCTTGTGCTTCTTTTTCATTATATTTAGTATTATGCTGACCATTATAACCATATATTAAATCTTTAATTTCATTCGCGTTATTTACTCCTCCAAAGTCTAATAATAATGCTAGTTGCGCCTCAGTTGGATTCATATCTCCCCATTTAGTAGGAATTGGATTGGCTAATGTAGATTCACTATTTGGCACTATACATTTAAGATATTCGTCTTTCATATCTTTTGTTTCTACTCTTCCACCAGTTCTTCTTGCGTAATTTATTATTTTATATAATAAATTTCTATCATTACCTTGTCTCATAATAAGATCACATACTTCTGGCATACTTAATAATAATTGTAATGAACTATTGTAATAACAACTATTATTAGCGTGTTTTAAAAATATATCCTTATAATTTATTTGTGATTGATGTTGTATTACATCTACCCCAGTCATAGGTACAAGAGAGCTTCTGGTTCTATCTTGGTATTGTTGTCCTCTTGATCTAGGAGCATCATCTCTGGTTCTATCTTGCACTTGTTCAACTTGCTCTTGCTCAACTTGTATTTGCTCAACTTGTTGCTCTCTTGATTGCTGCACTTTTGATCGCTGCACTTTTGATCGCTGTCCTCTTGATTTAGGAGCATTATCTCTGGTTCTATCTTGGTATTGTGATTGTTCAACTTGTTGCCCTCTTGATTGTGGAACTTGATCTCTGGTTCTATCTTGGTATTGTGATTGTTCAACTTGTCCTCTTGATTGTGGAACTTGATCTCTGGTTCTATCTTGGTATTGTGATTGTTCAACTTGCCCTCTT